TACAGAACCTACTGAATCCCACATAAAACATAAACTATAATCTAAGTTTCCTTTTTCTTGTTCGTCTAATAAATTATTAATGTAATCAGTAATTTGTTCGATATAATTAAAGTTATTATTAAAGATGTAAAATCCATCCCAATCTAATTCACCTGTTTCTTCATCAACAACTTCCTGACAATCGAACCCCATTAACTTAGCATGTTCAAATGACCATTTTTGTTCGGTAATAATAAAGACAGGTAAAATACCTTTCTTTTGTGCATCAACGGCAGTTTTTACAAGTGCTGTTGTTTTACCTGTATCGGAGTGACCTAAGAACATATTAAGGTGTCCAATAGCTGGTCCCGGTAATCCAACCGCATCCAAGAAATCAGGACCTAAGTCAAAAAATCTTTGTGGTTTGTATTTTGCCGATACTGAGAATTTATCTTTAATCGATTTGAAATCGTTTTTCTTAATTGCCATATAATAATATTATAAAAACTTGGACAAAGTGTCTAACTAAATGTCCAAGTTTGATTGTTTTATTTTAGAAAGGTAAATCCTCGTCCGGAAAGTCGTTTGCTTGAGGGTCAACCGGTGATGAACTTTGAGATTTTCCACCACCAAATGATTCCGTATTAACTGAATCACTTTCGTAAGTATATCCGCCTTTTTCTGAATCCCATTTTGGTGTTTCTCCACGAGCAATTGCCTCAAGATATTCAACAGGTTTTTTAGAATAAACGTCTAACCAAGTTAATTCGTCAGTAATCCAAGCGTTCGATTGAGCCGGGTCAGTATGTACCGGACCTTGGTCTTCGTACATAATTGTAGATACTGCAGTATATTCTTTACCATTTGGTGCCTTTGTTTTATTTAATTCAATGATTAAATCTCTACCGATATTAGCATCAGTAATATCACCTTTGTTTCTCCAAATTGGAATAATTTTATCTAAGATACCATCATTTTTGTAGTTGTGTTTAAATCTCCAAAATTTTGGTCCGTCTTCTTCCTTATCTCTATCTATAACTTTTACGATATAGAATTTACGAGAACGATACTGAGCAGCCAATTGTTTGTCTGATTCTTTCCCGGTTGAGATTAACTCTTCATAAACCTCATTTAAAGGTGAACGTTCGTTATCGTTTTTTCCCGGGTCATAAAATTTTTGCCATTGTCCTCCTACCTGTATCTCATGATACCAAGCTTCTTTAAATGGTGATGAACCATCACTTGTAGGTAAGATTCTAATTCTTCTTTGTCCAGATTGTTCTTTATCACTTAAGATAAGTGCAAAATATTTTTTCATTCTTTCGTCTTGCGACATTTTCCCTTGGGCCCCGCCCCCTGATTGTTTTGAATTTTCGTACTGTGCCAATACGGCGTCTAATGAACTCATGTGTTATAAAATTAAATTGTTAAATTGTCCTTTAAATATAGGTGATAAAATTAGTGAAGTCAAATAAAAAAAGGTGTCCGTTAAGACACCTTTGAATTTTTTATTATCGTTTGAATGATGTTTTGTATTCATCTTCTTGAGAACCAGGTTGGAATGAATTTTTTATATCATTCACATTAATATCTTCAACTTCGTCTGAAGTTAAAACATAATCATTTTTTCCTGTTTTCTCCATCTCGTCTTGTTTGTCATCGAAGAATTGTGAAAGTTTTTGATTGAATGGGTATGAATCATAACTTCTTAACTCTAATTTTTCTTGAGGAGTTTTTTCACGATACTTCTCAATCTTATTTTCAAGTGAATTTAATTTGTTCATAACATTATCCATCTCACCCAATTTAGTTTCTAAATTGGAAAGTTGGTTAAACAAGTTTTCAAAATACTCTTCTTGTTTTGTTTCAATATTTTTTTGAGAATTAACCAAATCAGTTATTTCAAGCTCTTCAGATTCTTCACCTTCAGTTCCTGTTTCTTCAGACGTTCCTTCATCGTCAATTTTTTCAACGTCAGGGTCATTTTCAACATCAATTGGTTGTGGTGATGCATCTCCCGGTGCCGGTGGTGGTACTGCCGCAGAAGGTGCAGGTGCCGGTGGAACTTCTCCTCCCGCAGGTGGTGGTGGCGTTAACGCCCCTAACCCCGCTGTTGGGTCTTCAGGAACCTCTGCCTCTTGTTCCATAATATACTTGTTGATATTATGATATCTTGCAATTTCTTGTATTAATTTCTTGTCTAAACCCATTTTGATTATCCGTTTAATAATTGTTTAATTCCTCCTGCAGTTTCAACTCTAACTTTTCTATTAATAGTTGTTTGGTGTCCGGCTCTTTCAATAAGACCATCTCTTTCTCTGATTGTATAACAATCCCCTGTGTCTAAATCACAAACTTGTTGTGTTCCGTCACCGTTATCTGTTTGAGAAACTCTAGTCGATTTCCCAAGATAGTTATCTAATGCTGATTTTATGTTCATAAAATTGTTTTTATTATAAATATATCGTTATGTTATAAAGTGAATGGAGGACTAGTAACTGCCTCTTTTATCGCATTATTAGCAAAAGGTCCATCTGGGTAGTATTCTATTATTAATCTAAAAATACCTAAACCATTTACAGTACAATTACTTGTAAATTTTGTATCTACACCACTAATACAAGATGACGGTACTGGAAAGACATCACCATTTTTTACGAATATTTTGGAAACATACCATTGGTCATTAAATGGTTTATTACCAGTATTAAATTTAAATGTAATATAACCACCTGCAGGTTTTTTAATATTAAAAAATTGGGGTCCTTCACCTTGTATATTAGGACTTTCCCCAACCAATGTTATTGATAATTGTGATGGAGATGCCGGTTGTGAATTAGGAGTAAGAGTAGATTGTTTAAAATAAAAATTAACACATCTAAGAGCTTTATTAGGGTATTTAACTTTATCAACGGCACTTGAAGTTACACAAAATTCAATTGTGACAACTTGACCATTTCTAATCGGATTTTGAGCAAATTGACTAATTGGGGTATTAATTAACATATCCGCAATTTGGTTGTATGTAATTGTAAAAATATTATTATTTACATAATTTGTAATATCCGTATTTACCGTTCTATTCAAAGTTGTTTTGACTTTATTATTTTCTAATACCTCATCAAATATTGAAATAGTCATTTCAACTTTAGTGTCAAGTACCCACACCCCAACTTGTGGGTTAACTGAAATTGTTACTTTCTCAGTAACTTTACCACTTATTAAATCTTGACTTGTTGATATTAATGGTTCCGGTCCATATAATTGTTGATTAGCATTTGGTGCATCTGCTTTAGGAGCATTTACAGTTTGATTTTGAGGATTTTGATATCCTCCCGGTGATGCTGTTGCAGATGCTGGTAATGCAGGGTCATAAGTATATTGGTCAATTGTTGTAAATGTACCAAAATCAGTAGTGACTACAATAAACCCTTTCTTAACCACATTATCAGGTAAGAATTTAGGTGTAATAATTCTCATCGTTGAATCATTAAACACCGTTATACCCGTCATTCCAACCTCAACTCCGTTAACTTTAACAGATTTAACACCATTAAAGTTTCTACCATTAAGTTGTACAATCGTTCCTGTATTACCTGATAATGGAGAGAACGATGATATAACCGGTGGTGGACAAGATTGACCAGGTAATGGTGGAATCGGTGAAGGTGTTGGTGTAACACCCGGACTACTACCTTTATTATCGGTTTCATTAATTTGATTTAATAAATCCGCAACAATTTCTTTAGTTGCAACCTCAACCCCTTTTGACAATGCAGACGTTAAGGCCTTTTCCATTGTACTTTTTAAAGTTTTATACTCATCGATGTGTGTATCGTAATAAGTTGGTTCAACATTCTTTTGAGGGTAATAACAAACATAATATTTTACTAAACCATCATCTAAAACTCTGTCAATATTATTAATCAACCTATCTCTCATAAAAGTAATATATGTATCGAGTGTTGAAAAACTTGCCAACGGTAATGAAATATTAGTCGATGGATTTGTTTGAACATTAACACAAGAATATGTTTTTAAGAATGATGTTGATGTTGCTCCGTAGTTAATGTCTAATGAAACTGATGCCCAATTATTATTCCACCCATTAAATTTACCCGCGTTACTATTACTAATTTTTTCAAATGAACGAGCATAAGAGATACAATAAATAATAGTTTGAAGTACCGGTAGATTTGGTATTAACCTCTTAAGTGCCGACGCAAATTCTGCCTCAGTAATACTAGTTTTGGTCGCATCAACCACATTATATCCTGCGTTAAGATATACCGGAAGAACTTTATCACTACAAGTATTTGAAGCCGCTTTAGTTGAATTAGCGTTTTGTTGAATATTATTACTCTTACTTGAATCTGTTGATGCCGATAAAACATTAATAACATCTTTCTTAATTTTAAGAATCGATTCTAATTTAGTTAATAAATTCTGATTAATACTTTGAATGAAATTATCTATTGCCGGTAAATCATACACCCCTTGTCTAATCCCTTGAAATGATGTTTGAAATTGACCCGGTTGAATACTATGTTCAACTTGTTGTATCATATATGGTCCATTAAACATTGGAACGTGTCTTAAATTAAAATACATGGTTGGTTGTAATAACGCATTTCCTAAACAAACAACACTACATTTATAACTTCTCTGTTTGTATAGATTATATAAACTTGCATTTTGGGTTGTAACATTTTTTCCGGATGCTTGGTCAACCATATTAATTTGGGCGTTTATTGATTCTGATGTTGCAGTCCCATTATCTTGAGAAACACTAAAAGAATAAAATATACTCTGATTACGAGTTCCAATATCAACATTAAATCCAACACATTTGTTAGATAAAGCCCAATCTTTTTTACCCTGTTGATTTTCAATTAATGGATTTTCAGACGCTCTTCTCATTTCAAAACCATCATCTCTAAATCTAAAATTACCTTTTGGTAAATCTAAATATTGAGATGGTTTACCTACATAAAAACAAACCATTTTTGAACTAGATTTTCTATAGTCGACATCCAAAAATGTCCCCCACATACTGTTAGCAAATTCCAATGAACCCTCTGATTTATTTGGAATAACTGTTCCATCAACATCTTGAACATTATAAAAATTAATATAAGCAGGTAAATTCATTACTGTGAAATTATTACTAATTAATAATCCACTAATGAAGGTGTAAACACTCATAGTTTGGTTTAACGAATAATCACCATCTTTACCACCAACTCCAAACATCCCTTGTATATCAAAGATGTTTAATATGATAGTATCACCAATATTTCTTGATGCCCTATCTAAAAATAACATATCCTCAAATAATGTTTTTGTTTTAAAGTCACCACCCGCAATCCACTTATCATTAAGAGCTTTGAATACTTCGTAATTTTCAACTTTACTTTGTTCCCCATCAATAGCACTCCTATTTACCCTTTCAGGTAATTGTTGTTGGTTTGGTAGTTGTCTACGGACACCATCTAAAACTAAATTTAAGAAATTGTCTTGCAATACACTTTCATTGTTCAAGTACTGATTAATCTGATTTTGAAATTGAGCAACCGTAATTGTTGGGTTTTTCAATTTTTGAGTTGCGTACATCTTAATTATTGGTGTCAATAGAACAACATTATCCGTTGTAAATTCAATATTATTATTCACAAAGAAATCGGTTATGTATGAACCGGTACTACTATACTCAACATTTCTTATCGTTGAAAATCCAACTTCAGTTTCAAGTGCTATCCACGCGTTAGGATTCAACCCTTTTGATTGAGAAACCGTTAACGTACCTCCATTTGTTGGAAGAGTATTTTGAATGTAAGGTCTAAATTTAACAGGGTCAACAACTTTTTGAGTGTTATTATGAGATAAATAAGAATTAAAAAGTCTTCTTCTGTAATCAGATGGATTACCATATCTAAATAAAACATCATAATTCATAAAATCTTTAATACCACCTTGGAATGTATTATATTGATTAGTAATTGTATTATTAAAATATTCGTCTTCCGTCGCGCTTGCAGATTTTGCAGGAACTGACATTAACCCTCTAAATAATGATTGAAAATTTTTAAAATTATTATTATCATCAACGGTTGAAGTATAAAAAGAAGTTGTTTCTTTTATTGTTGAAATATCAGTAATTGGTTTACAGAAATTTAAAAACTCTTGTTCAAATGAGTCTAAAATTTTCTTCTCAAATACTGAAAATATTTCTTCAATTTTAGTATACTTATCCTCATTTAATAATGACATAGGAGATTGTTCCTCACCATTATTAATAAAGTTTAAATATGAGTCAGGCTGAGGGTATTTAATCTGATTGTTATCAAAATAACCATAATTTGGTGCAGACCATAAAGTTCTAACCGAACCATTGTATATATTTGGATTAAATGTAAAATCAACCACAGCGTTATTAGTTGTTGTCAAATTTTCAACACAAGCAATTTGAGTTTGGTTATAAAAAGTACCAAAAGAAGGTACAACAAAATATTCAACACCTTTAGTATTATTAGTAGGGTTACAATCTATTCCAGTACCAAAATCTTTATTTTCTAACAACACTGAATATGTAAATAAATTTAACGTTTTACTACTTCGAGACGCAGTAATATTTGAGTTTTCAAAATTATAAATTTTCATCCCATTATTAACACTACTTTGAATTTCTTCATTAGTATACTTGTCGTATAACTCAAAACCCTTGTAAAAAACATTAAAGTCATTTACAACTTTAGGATAAAACCCAATTTGCATTTTAACATTAGTTGAATCCTCCTGTTGTAATGTAATAGTTGTTGGTGTGTTATTTATTTTAAAATCATATGTTTGAGTAACTGAACTTAAAATAGGACTATAATTGGTAGTATAATCAAAATTCTTCCAAGCGCTATCTAAAATGTCGGTATTCGATTCTTTATATTTTTTATAACGATGCCAAACAGAACCGTATTTTAAAATCCAAGCGTATGGTAATTTGTGAATAGCTCCAAACTTATTAAAACATGACGCTATATAATCTAAGTCAGTTGTAATATCATTTGACAATGATTTATATCTTTCTCTTAGTGATGCTAATGGTAATGAATTCAAAAACAAATAAGCCGATTGAACAAACGGATATGGGTCACTTGTTCTAATATTTTGTACACCATTTTGAATTGAATTAACAAAATAAGGCGTGTTCAATATTGAAGTTGTAGTTCTAAATGGTAACGCATTTGTTGGGGTTGTGTAATCACAATAACCTTCAGTCGCCACAAAAGTTTTTGGTGTTCGAAACTCATAAAAACCATTTAATCCCAATAATGCAAACACAGTAGGATTTTGATTCTGATAAAAAGAAAAATTCGTCACAGGTCTATTTGTAGTAAAATCATATACGTCTGTGAAATTTGCAATAACTTTTCTTGGTTCAAAAACTTTTAAAGTTTGTTTTGTATTAAAAACTTCATTTCCAACCGATTTATTACTTGAACTTAAATTGTTCAGACACCAAGTAGGGTCCGTATAAGGTAATGTATCAATAATCAATGGCTCGTTAGACGCATTCAATAATAAAGATTGTAACGCATCTGATTTAGTACTTGATTGTGGTAGTTTACCAATATCATTAACATTTAAAATACTATAAGAATTTTCTGTTAAATTTTTAATGTATGGTGTAACAAAAAAATCTCTAATATAATCTTGATAAGACCTACCGGTTCCTGAATTTGAAATATTTTTTAAAAACTCCGGATAATTTGATGCTTTTAAATCGTAATTTTTTAATTTTAAACTTAAATACGGAGAACTCACACCAATCCCTTTAACAATATTATTAACCTCCGCCTCAGAGTTTAATTTAATTAATGAATCAATTTGATTTTGATTAGCTCTAATTAAATTTGAGTAATGTGATGTTAAAAATTGTCTTTCCCATATTTCATAAAAGAATTTAACTTCTTCTTTGTTAACATAAGGTAATCCTTCTGATGGAAATTCAATCGCATTAATATTAATCCTATCAGTATCTCTTTGATTATCTAATGGTGGTGGTGCTGATGGTTGACTAAATTTTTGAGTTAAACCAATCATATATTCTTCCACAAATTCAACCTCGGGCCATTTGTCATATAAATAACCTTGAGTTAAGTCAACAACTGATGGGTCCGCAATGTATTTTAATTGAAATCTACCTTTAGTGTCTTCAGGTGTTTCAACAAAAAATAACGGCCATGGATAAACAGGTATCTCAGAATTACTTAAACCTTGATTTGATTGTTGTGCGGCTGTTGTAATAACCACTTTTTGTACTGTCTCCGAACTTGGAGCGGATGACGGATTATCTAATATTGCCTGTTTTCTAACAGGGTCATATTTTACATTCCACGCATTTGTATGAACGTCATCCATTAAACGAATAAACGCCTCAGCTGACGCCATTACAACCGCAATCATATTTCTAACTGTTGGTTTAAATCCAAGACCTGTATCAGTATCTTCAATTTTTCTTAACAATTCTGCTGAGATTGATGCCTCATATTCTGACAATTTTTTATTCGCCTGTGCCTCAATTAACGATATTTGATTATCAAACCTTCCATTACCTTCAAATATGAAAAATTTCGTATTAACTATATCAACTGATGTCTTACCATTGGTTTCTGTTTTTGCAGCCGCAGGTATTTTTGTAAGATAAATTAGTTCTTTAACTTTTTGTTCATCCTCAATAGTTGGTAATACTTTACCTGTTTGTAACCTAACAGTTTCTTTCCAATTAATAGATTCGTCTGTTGGTGGGTCTATCTCAATAGTTTTTAATAATATTGGATTAACAATTGGAGACTCCCCATCTTTACCTAAAGTAGCGTTTTCAGACAAAGCATTATTGAATTTTTTTATATAAGATTCTAACAATGTTATCGCATAGTCCTTATCCTCTCGGCTAAGTTCTTTAAATACATATATTTTTTCATTCCCATTGGTCACAATAGGTTTTGGGTTTAAGTATTTATTAAACCATGAGAGGTTTGAACCTCTAACAGCGTCAAAGTATTGCTTTAGAACTTCTTTATAACTTCTAATATTAGTAAGAGGAGCAACTTTTGCCCGAGGAAAAGACGCCATTATATTGTTCTCAAACGTTTGTAGTTTGGTCATTAATTGAAATAAAGTTAATTCCGGTAAATTAGCAGGAATTAATCCTTTAGATTTATATTCACTATAAACCTCAACAATTTTCTGATAACCTTTTTCAGAAACAATTTGAGTAACAACCTCATCTTGACTTAAAGCATTATTTTGAGAAGCTTTACCCTCAACGTTAGATTGGGATTCCGCTTGTATGTTAGATTCTTGAGTACCCCCCGGAGTTGTAGATATGTCAAATCTTTGACCATACATATGTGGTACAGCAAGTAAATGTCCCATAGATATTTCATTTAGAACATTAAATTTATAACCTTTAAACTTTAAACTAACTTGGTAATTTCCACTAAACGAGTTAAATCGAGCATTAAAAGTTTCTAGATTTAACTGATATCTAATGGCCTGACCATAATATCCTTTAAGCGTTAAATAAAATTGTGGATATGGTAAGTTAAAAAACGCTGAGTATGGTGAATTATTACCCAATTGAAATAACGCTTTTCCTTGAACGTCTTCCAATTCCATTGTAACTGAAGGAACAAATGATGAATTAGTGGTAACATTAATCTGTGTAATACCCAATAATCCATTGTCAAAAACATCTTTTAAATTTGCGGGAGAACTAATAATATAAGGTGTGTCACCATTTTTTGGGTCAACAGCCTTTTCCATCATTTGATTAGCCGCTTTAAATTGGGTTGAATTTTCACCTGTTAACTCATCGTAGTAACCCACACCTAAAAACGAATCTTTGGTTGGTTTTAAAAAATTCATTTTGGCAACTGAAATAGTTCTAATCCTATCTTCAGGACTACCCCCTACGGCAAGTTTAGTTCTTGGAAGAACTTCCGCTTCCAAATTTGCATACATAACCAAACTCTCATGGTCAACCAATCTTTCTTGAATTTTACCTTGAGAATCTATTGTTTTATTTGGGTCAACTACAATGATATTGTTGTAATCAAACTCAACTAAAATATCTCCGCTGTTGTCTGCTTGTAAGTTACCTGCCATAATAATAAAAATGATTTTCTAACGCTGCCTTATAATCCTGTAAAGATGGTAGTAAAGGAAATGGAATTATCAAGATAGCCCCGTCATATATATTATTTTCCAACCCACCAAATTGAGGGTTAGCTTGTAAAATTAACCAACTAAAATATGGTGAATTGTAATACTCTTGTGAAACTTTATCCAACCTACTTTTAGCCACTTTATAGATATAAGCTTTGTCGGTTGTTTTTTGAGGTAATTGCACATATGGAACTACGGTTTGTTCACCATTAATTAAAAATTCACTGTATCTATTCCAATATTGAAAAGCCATTAATTAAGTTTTACTTTTGAAATATAAGCTAATGAATTAACACCATCTTCACTATTCCATTTGTTTATGTCAGTATTTCTATTTGTTGTATCCGCCAATGATGAAATCATAGTTTGTTGAGATTTCTTTTTGTTATCTGTAGCATTACTTAATGTTGTATAAAAAAACTCTCTAGATTTTTTATCAAAAGGAGTATATATCATGAAATTTTTTAATGGTGTTTTCTCAATATTATCAATGAATGATTTTGTAATATTTGTTTCATTTAAGAATAATGGTTTTGTTTTAACCAACCAATATTCATCAAATTTTTTCTCAACATCATCAAATCCGGTTCCAATAATACTAGCATTACCAATTATATTACCAATCATCGCAGTTTTAAATGTTTCATATTTTTTAGAATCAAGAATGTCATCTGAAATAATCATATAAACTCGTTTGAAAATATCATTTTGGAAGTCATTATTTTTACTAAAAGGATTAAACACTTTTTCAACTGTAGGTGCGTCACTACCCGTTTTACCTTTAGTGTCAGTTCCATAAACTAAAATACCAGTATATTTTTGTCCTTCATAAGTAAAATCATAACTACTAGAAATAACTTTATTAAATTCAGTAATACCCGATTTAACAGTATTAATATCATTAACTAATTCAATTAATGTGTTCGCAACACCATTTGATGTAATATTAACATTTGTTGTACCACTTGTGTTATAAACCCTAACAGGGCCTGATTTAGCTTGATATCCATCAGTACCCATATCAGTCATTCCTTGAAAAATAATAGTATTAGCCCTACCTAATGTTTGAATATAAGTTTGTTCAATATTCGTAATATCCTGAGTAATTTTACTAATTGCATTTTGAAATGAACCTCTTTTGTTTTTAATTAAATTAGTGTAATTATCCTTAAGTTGTCGAATCACCTTAGTTGAAAACCCAAATGAAGGAGATGACATCCATTGTATAAGTCCTTCATCACCATCTGAAATATTCTTCTGTAATGACGCAAAAATTTCATTAAATCTTTTTTCAACATTACTTGGTTTTCCAAATAATACGGTTGGATTCTCAGATACTCGTATAGAACCTTGGGTATACGACCTTTCTAACATCCATTGTTGACGAACAGCGTTGTTATATTGATTAACGGATTCTTTAGTCTTATTAACAACTGTTTGGAAATAAGTTTGAGTTTCTTTGACAACTTTAACCATGAAATCAGAATAACTCAAAGTACCTTTTTCCTCAGTTGCAGTAACCTCATTTGTTAAAATTGTTCCAATAGCACTATTATTATTTTGACCATTTTCAACCTCAGCTTGATTCAATGTCGGTGGTGATGGTGGTGGCGCCATCGCCAAAAATTCTTTATCTAACGATTTTAAGAATTCCTCATTTGATGTAACATCCGCCCTATCATCCCAAATCTCGGTATTAGCATAATAATTAAACGTTAACGCATTTTGTAACTTATCAATTGATTCTTTTAATCCACTACCACCAACAAAATTAAATCCTAATGACACATTTGCAATCATAGGTTGAATACCAATACCTTCAGGATTAATATCAAGTGATTCATATTGTAATGACAATGAAGTTGGAATTATTTTAGTATTATAAAAATCTCCAACACGTAATACCAATACCGGAGGTGCTCCAAAAGAGGTGTTAGTCGCATTATTATATTGTAATTGAGGGCTACCATTTATCTCTTTAATTGTTGGAATAGTGTCTCCCGGTCTTAAACATTGTTGTAAGAATGTTAGACGAGAGTTTAGACCTTCCGGAGTCGTTGAATGAAATGCCGGTTGAAAGAATTTTAATTTATCCCTTAAATTATCATAAACCATAGGTGTTTCAGCCTTTATTGTTTCAAAATAATCACATTCTGACAATAACGCTCTTAAAACTCTTTTAGTAATATTATCCCTAGGTTTGTACTCTTGACTAACAACTTCTTCTTTAACCGTTTTTAGTACTTTATTCTCTTCAAGGACTGTAGTAAATTGCGGTGGTGGTGTAGTTGTTGGGTTATTTAAAGTTGATTTAATTGAGCTAATATAGGCTCTTCTACATGCCATCGCTCCATAAGTATAAACTTCTTTCGCACCTACTTTAATGTCACCTCCTACAACGCTAGAGTCTTGGTCAGTACAATTTACACTTTGTTTACTAACAAAAGGTAAGGTATATGGTGCCTGTCTTGATTTTGAAGCCAAAGGTAATGTAGTGGTTTGTTCACCTAAACTTCTACCTTGATTTACTATTAATCGTTTACCAAACTCCTTTTTTGTATTTTCATTTTCTTGGAAAAATTTAATAGTCGATTCAATCCTTCTTGTCGCTAATTCAGTATTATACGACGGACTCGCAGGTGCGGAACAACTTGCGTCAATTGTTATTGTCACAATACCCTGAGTATTAGCACTTAATTGTTTACCAATATCAATAGCTAATTGTTTCATTACCTCATAATTAGGTGTTACAACCGTATCAAAAACCTCAGTAGTTTGTGCCGCGTTTGGTTTTCCAGCATAAGTACCTTTATTACCAATATATAAATCGTATTGAGATGGATAAGCACTTACATTATTTTTTTGAGGATAATCATTTTCAAAATAAAACCCTAAATCTTTATATTTTCCAAATAAATCCTCACTACTTGCTTGAGATACGTTTGTGTCTGCACCTGTAGGAGAATTATTACCTGTCTGAATTGTTTTTTTAATATATTCAGTTTGTTCTTTTGTTGTTTCTTTTGAAGTAATTGCTTGTTGTAACAAATATAAATCATTAGGATTAACCGTATAATATTTTTTTGCTAATTCATATAAATCATATTTTCTACATCCGGCAAAGAATGAATCTAAAATACTATCAATTCTTACTTTATTTGTTTCATTAGCCAAAACTTTATTAACAACAACATTTAAAGATGACGGATGGTCAACAACTATTTTCCAAGTTAAAGTACCAGTACGAGAAGTGTTTTTATAAGTGTAAATTGGTTCCGGTCTTCCAAGAAATTCAGATGTATTCCAATTTGCAGATACTTGTTCACTAAATGTTAAACCATATGGTGGAAACCACATAACTCTACCCCCATTAGGGCCTCTTTCACAAACAGGTAAATCAGAGACAGCAAAACCAGGAGTACTTGATGTTCTCCACGCCAAATTTTCTAATGAAAACATATACTTTTTAGCATATGCGTCATTTTGAGTTCCAATCAAATTAGTCGAATCTTGTCCACCTTCTTGTTTGTTTGGAGCAATATTTAAATTGTAGGTGTTATCAAATACTGAATCTGAAAATCTACGACCCGATGTTGTAATACCATCTACTTTTTGTAAATCATTGTATTGTAAGTATGGTACGTCTTTTGCAAAAATACGACAATACTCTGTTCCAACTTCTTGTCCCACAGCACCAACATATCGATATACTCTTGAACCTTTAGTAATTTCTTTATATCCATCATGGAAAACTTTACTAACTTGGTCAATTGCGTTTCCTACGTGTTGTAATCTTCGACCTCCTTGAGGTTGGCTATTAATGATTCTCTGAGTATCATCTAGGATAGAACCTCCTTTAAAAGTCCTGTTTGTCGATTCAGTTGTATTATATGACGATGGTTTAAAATCTTCATCTTGATTTGTTATAACCCCACCTAACCCAACTTTTTTTCCGGCATTATCTTTATACTTTGGAGAAACCCAAGTAAAACCACCTTCAATACCACCACCGTTTGAATAAGTAGGTCCATTAGCACCTAATCTAACTTCTTTACTTGGTCCTTCATAAAGTTGTGCCAACTCTTGAGGCCCATATACCGGTGATTGTTGTTCTTTTCCAAATTGGTCAACAGGTAAATCTCCACCTGGCGAAAACACCCTTGAAGGTTCGGACGTAATAGAACCAACATAATAGTTACTATTATCTGTAAGAGTTCCGGTTATAGCACCTAATAATCTATCAAATACACCTCTAACAAAATTTGGTTTGTATTTGTTGTAATCAATGTTTTTAAATAAACGAGACTTTTGACCAGCCCCTGTATTATTATAAAAAATTTGTGAACCTGTTTGTGTTCCCCCTAATAGTTGATTAAAGAAATTTCCAACACCTGTACCAGCAATTGCATTAGTTACTTGTTGAATAGTTGTTGGTTGTCCCGGATTAATGGTTGGGTCAAAATAAGAACCAGGTATTAAAGAAACCGGTAAAATACTTCCACCTAACCTTAGAGCAAAATCAGCGGCAGCGGTTATTGGATTTGCGGGAACAGTAATTTGCCAATTTGGTTCTAATATCGGAACTTGTCCCGAAATGATATTTAATAAATCAGTACCACTTGTTACATTTAAAATGTTGGCTTGTCCTATTGTCTCTAATCTAATTCTAGTCGCAATTCTTTCTTGAAACTCATTTCTAAGTGTTTGAGCCCCTAAACGAGCTATATATGAATCTTGGCTTAAATTACCATTACTACCCGTTGGATTTGTTGATAATAAAATTGATAATGGAGAATATGATGATGCAACAATTGGCCCCGGATAAGGTTGTCCATTACTTTGTCTGTCTTGGTCAGGTCTAACTGTTTCTAAACTTGAAAATGATTCCGCCGAGTCAAACACATTTAATCCATCAGCATAAGCGTTTAATGGTCTCCATAATCTTACTGCATCATAACCCTCATCAACAATATGAGCATCTTGTTGACCAGGTCCATATTCACCTTGATTAGAAATACTATTAGTTAATCCATTTGGGTCAGGAACTTGTTGATATCCTCCCTCATTACCATATCTATTTAAAGGATATAGTTGATTCGCTAATGATGGATTATCAATAAGTTGGTCAGGACTATCAATTACAGAGAAATCTGA